AACTGCCACCAGCGCCATCACCGCCACCGCCGCAGAATCTCAGTAGCCCGCTTAGAACTCCTAATTTAAGCACATCAAAAAGTCATCGTATATCACAGACAATCAACGAGTTGAATCAAAAACCTCAACCTCCTAGTAAAATTCTGCCAGAAACGTCATGCCATATAAACACGCCGCTGTAAAAGCACTTTACCAAGGTAATGGCAGTGATGGCAAGGATGGCTACTTGATGTTTGCGATGGCAAAGCCTAGAAGTGGGCTTAGAACTCACATCATAGATATGCACGCCAGCGCCAAGGTTTACCGTCACCCTAACTCGCCGTACTTTCAGGCTTATTTTCTGCTCTGGGATGCCGCACGCGGGAAATGGAAACCAGCCACTAAAAGCACTCGTTGCACGGACCCGACCAGAGCGCTGGCCATTGCCCGCAAGTTCGAGCAGGTGGCCCTGACGGCATCTGGCACCGATGGCGAAGGACGCATCACCCGACAGTTTGTGGAGGATGCCATAAATAGCATCCTCGAAGCCTCTGGCCTGCCAGCCTATGTTGCAACCCACACCTGGGACGACTACAGCCAGGCATGGCTGAAAATGCAGAAGGGGCGCATTACCGCCGGCACACTGATCAGCTACACGTCGAGCATCGCCAGTCTGACTAAATGGCTCGGCAAAGATAAAGTCCGTGGCCTGGGTGCTTTCACGGGAAGCCACATGCAAAGCTGGTATGAGGCTCAACTAGCTTCAGGGCTTAAACCTTCGAGCATAAACAAGCATTCCAAGCAACTGCGAGCTGTGTTCGACCGAGCGAAGTCCGAAGGCTTTTGCGAGCGCAACCCTGTCGACCTCATTCTGAAAAGCCATGGAGGGTCGGACACTCGCGAAACCTTTACCGCCGAGGACATCGTGGAAATCATTGGCCTCCTGACCCGCACAAAACAGCACGACTGGCTGACGGTTTTTCTAATTGGCCTCTGCACTGGTCAGCGACTACAGGACTGTGCTCAGGCGGATTGGAGTCAGTTCCGAATGGAAGGCGAGACGTTGGTTTGGTTGCTGATCCAAGGCAAAACAAAAGCACAGGTTGCCATACCCATCGTGGAACCTCTGGCGAGTAACCTCAAAGCACGCAGACAGGTAAGCAGCCCTCTCGTGCCAAGTTTGCATGGCATCCCAAGCGGTGGCATGAAAGGCCTATCGACCCAATTTTCAACCCTACTCGACGCCTCAAGTATTGAGCGCGGAAAGCGCGAGCGCGCGGACGGTAGCAAGGGGAACTCATGGACCGGCAAAACGTTCCATAGCTTGCGCCACACAACCAACTCGCTGCTCGCCAATGCCGGCGTGGCGGATGACGTTCGCCGCCAAATACTCGGTCACGCGAGCACCAAGATGAACGCCCGCTACACCCACTTGCAAATCCAGACCACCCTCGACGGACTCACCAAAGGCCTCGCAGAACTGTCCAAGCCATGAAATGCAACACCTCGCCTAAGTGTTGCATTTCGCCTTTAAGGTATGACTACACGTCAAACCCATGCAATGTGAAGCATGATTCAAACCACAACCATCCATGAAACACCTCAATGAGCTGGCACTTTTCGCAGGCGCTGGTGGCGGAATACTTGGCGGCAAACTCCTTGGCTGGCGAACCGTCTGCGCCGTCGAGTGGGACCCCTACGCACGGGACGTGCTGGTCGCCCGACAAAACGACGGATGCCTCGACCCGTTCCCGATCTGGGATGACGTACAAACCTTCGACGGCAAACCATGGCGAGGCGCTGTTGACGTGGTGTCAGGAGGCTTCCCGTGCCAGGACATCAGCGCAGCCGGAAAGGGCGCAGGAATCGAAGGAGCGCGATCAGGTATGTGGAAGCACATGGCGCGAATCATCGGCGCGGTTCGACCTCGCTTCGTCCTCGTGGAAAACTCACCAATGCTTGTGGGAAGAGGACTTGGAATGGTCCTCGGTGACCTTGCCCAAATGGGGTATGATGCGGAGTGGGGTATTGTGGGAGCGCATCACGCCGCCGCTCCTCACAAACGAGACAGAATCTGGATCATGGCGCACGCCTATGGCGACCGACGGGACCAAAACAAGCAACCGCTGGCGCGATGGCCGAACCAATTCCTTGAATGCACAGGTTGCGATGTACCCCACGCCGCGAGCGTGCATGACCGGAGCGGCAACACCAGAACGACTGAACGACAAGAATCGGAACCTGGAAAAAGCCGTGGCGCAAGTGATGTGGCCGACGCCCTGCGCAACGGACCACAAGGGATCAGGCAAGACTGGGACGCTGAGAGATCGGCTGGATTATGCAGTGGAACGCGGAGCGACCAAGAGCAAAACCTTTGCCACACCGCAAGCACGGGACTTCCGCTCTCCGAGCGACAACCGCTGGGGCAACCCGAACAGGACTCAGAATCTGAACGACCAAGTTGGTGGCATGCTGAACCCGACGTGGGTCGAGTGGCTCATGGGGTGGCCAATAGGGTGGACCGACTGCGCTGCATCGGCAACGGACAAGTACCAGCAGTGGTGCCTATCGCATGGCACCTGCTTGCCGAAGTTTGACACGCATGGTATGACTACACGTCATGCCGTCCGCTCCCCCGCCTCCTGAAGACCTGCCGATCATTCTGCCGACCGCAGAGATGATCGAGATCGGCGATGCCCTCTACAACGAGGGACTGACCAAGAAGCTGCTCGGCGACAAACGCTGGCGACTCGACAACCTTTACTGGATCAAGCCAGAAGGTGGTGGTGACCCTGTGCAATTCAAACCGCGAGACAGCCAAAAGCTCATCTACAACCACCTGATCGAGCACCCGGACACGCCGGCCTACATCATCAAAAGCCGACGGCTTGGCTTCTCCACCGCGCTGTCCGTGTTCGCCGGCGACCAGTGTTCTTGGGAGGCAGGTCGCAACATCAACCTGGTCGATCTCACCCAGCCAGATGCGTTTAAAAAGATGCGCGAACAGATACGATACGCTGTGGACAGCCTACCACGCAGCATCCACGAGCGAATGGAGTTTACCTCACGCAACGAGAGCAACCTCGGCATGCGTGTCGCTGGACAGCCTGACAGCGCCATCAGCAACATCTTTGCCGGCATGAACGCGCGCGGTGGTGACTGCTCTGGCCTGTGGGTTTCTGAGTGGGGACCGCTCGCTGCCCAGGACCCACATCGATCTGGCAAGATCCTCTCCGGCGCTTTTCCCGCAGCCCGCAAAGGCTGGCGCTGTGTCGAGACAACTTGGATGGGAGGCAAGAACGGGGATCTCTGGAACCTCATCGAACCCATCTATTCAGGCAACCCGAATGCGGATGGTAAAATCTTCTTCTTCCCCTGGCATGGCGACCCTGTCTGCGTGTCGATCACCGGCGAGGTCACCGATGACATCCGCGACTACTTCCGCGACCTCGAGGACCACCTCAGCAAGCGATTCAGCACCGAGCAGAAGAAATGGTGGGCTGTGGAGAAGACCAGGCTCGGCATCAAAATGCCCCAAGAGTTTCCATCGACGTTGGAAGAGGCCCTCAGCGCCCCAGGCAATGCGCCCAAGTTTTCCGAGCGTGGGTGCAACTTCATCGAGCAGCACCAGAAGACCGTCAAGACGCAGTTCGGCCTCATCAACGTGCGCAACGACCGTGCGCAGTGGGAAGACCTCGGCGAGCGCGAAGCCAGCGCCTGGGCACGCATCTGGGAGCATCCCGTGGCAGGTCGCACCTATGTGCTCCACATCGACTGGTGCACCGGGCAGAAGACCAGCACCGAGAATCCCGACTTCCATGCGGTTGGCATCCTGCGTGCCGCCTACCAGGATGAGCGCGGCGTCATCATTCCCACCGTCGAGGTCGCCGCCATCAAGATCAAAGCCCGCACAGACCTGGACATCCTGTGCAAGCAGATCCGCGCGCTGCAACTCTACTACGGCGACTGCCTCGTCGTGCCCGAGATTAACAATATGCACGGCGTCATCCAGCTACTCCAGCAGGCAGGCTGCACCAACATCTATGAGCGACAGCTATTCCCCGACAGCAAAGAGGACAAGCGCCTGCGCACCGAGCTTGGCTGGAATACCTCATCGAGCAGCAAGCCGCTGATTTGTGAAAACCTCGCCACCACCATCCGCGAAGAAGGTCTGCTGGTCTATTGCCCGCACCTGCTCAGCGAGCTGCGTGCCTTCCAGATCGATCTGAAGGCCCTCACTGGTCACCACGACGACTGGGTGATCTCGCTTGCCATCGGTCTGCACGCCCTGCCCCTGGCAAGCCCCATGGTTTACCAGCCACCGGTTCTATCCCGGGCTGCGAGCGATCACCACCCCGACCAAGCCTTCGCAGACAACGCTGCTCTTTTCTACGCCGAACAAAATTCGCGTGACAGCATGTTTTAGAAAGAGTATGACTACACGTTAACCCCGCCCGCACTTATGGACTACACCGCCACCGGATACCAAGCCAATGTCGCCAAGAGCGGCACCAACTACGCCACCAGCAGCTCTGGCCGACAAGCGGCCCAGCGCGAAAACGGTGATATTCTCGACCCAGGTACAGGCGCATGGATGCCTGCCAATTCCCCAACTCTCATCAAACAAGGCTTCGGTGGGGGCGCAGCAGCCAGCAAAACGGCGGCCGATGCCAACAAGTTTGCCGCCGCCCGCAACGCTGCCGAGGTCGCCGAACTCGACCAGCAGGAGGTCGAGGACCGCATCACGGAGAACAAATCCCGCAACGACGGCATGACCGCCACCGCCTTTGCCAATGCCCAGCGCGGCACCCAGCTTGGCCGCGGACTCTTCCAGCGCCGCCAGTCAGGCACCAAACTCGGTGGCTATCTCGGCCAACTCGGTGCGGGCAATGCCGCCGCCATGAAAGCCGCACGCATGAAGACGCTGCAAGCCAAGCAAAGTGCCGATCTGACCCGCACCAACCCGATCCTCGGCTACCGAGCCGCCATCGCCGGACTGCAAAAACAACTCAGCTAAACACCGCCATGGCACTCCTCCCTTCCACCGCAGAGTCTAGAAGCGTGCCGGTCGCCGGTCGCCAGTTTGCTCAACGTCGCCTTATCCGTGGCGTCGGTGCCGCTGAGCGCGCCGTCGGTAATGCCTGGGGCCGCTTGACCAGCCGCCAGCGCGAATACTACGGCAACCAGCGCAACTTCGCCGGCGGGATGCAACGCGAATCCAATCGCCGTGGTGACGCAGAGGAAGAAGCCAATGCCCAGGCCGAGCGTGAGCAAGGGCGCCAAGATGCCATGGGCAATGCCCCACCTCCCGCCAAGCCCACGAACCATGCCCAGGATGTGATCGACTCGCCGAAAATGCGCGGATACATCAAGAAGGAAGTCGATGACGACATGTACCCAGAAGGCAAACCCAAGGCGCTGCCTGCCAAAGAACAATTAAGCGATGCGGTTATAAATTTTAGAGTTCGAGATATTTCCCATCCATCCACGCATAGTGCAACTGATGCTGAGGTGAAGACATCGTCTGACCGAGGATTCGACAATGGCATGCCCCACGACGACCCCAAAATTGCCAGAAGCCGGAGACTTAAAGCCAAAGGCTACCAGATGGAATCAAATCGCCGCTTTGCTGAGCGCCGCCAGAAGCCGATGACGGCTGGCAATCTTTACTAAAACCCCCCCGCAGTCCTTTCCCGGCGAAGTCGTTGAGGGCGCAACGTGAATCTCACGAAACGCTTCCCCATGCCCAACGAAATCGACCGCGCTCTCTCCTACTTCACGCCCGACCCGAAAGCCCTGGGAGAAGCCCGCAGACGCCGCAGCCAGCGCGATAGTAACTACGACCAAGGCTACCGAGAAGGACTCAGACTCCGCCAGGAGCAGGAGCGCGCTGCCGAGGCACAACTCAAGGAGCAGGAGCGGATCGACAAAGCACGCGCCAAGGCCGAAGCCGAGCAGGCCGCGCTCGACCGCAAACAGCAGCTCGCCGACACCGAAGCCACCTTCCGCCGTGCCGGTCGCCCCACCTTCACCGATGCCCTCGGTGACATCCGCCCCGTCGATGACGACGCCACTTGGGAGCGCAAGCAGCAGGACAAGAAGGTCGATGAAGACCTCAAAGCGCAGTCCCGTGCCGACGCCGCCTTCCGCAAGAGCGAATCCGTCCGCCTGAACCAGGCCGAAACCAAACTCAAGTCCGGCCTCGACGACTTCGACGCCGCCGAAGCCCTCGGTGCGCAGGCCGTCAGCGCCAAAGCCAGCGAATTGATCGGACTGTCACAGAGGGTCAAGCACCTCAGCGACAACGCCACGACCGATCAGGAACTCGCCGAACTGGAAGCCACCCAAAAGCGCCTACTGGAAGCCCGCAGCGAAAAGGAGCAGCTCGAGAACAACGAGCGCACCATCAAGGTCGCACGTCTGAACAAAGACGCCGAACTCAGACCGCAACTTGGAGAGATCCAGAAAGCGCGTGACGTGCTGCCCATCACCACCGCGCCCCTCATTCCTAAAATTGCCGGGGTCACGCTCCAGAGCACCGTCTCCACCAACCCTGCCAGCCCAGCCAGCGCCGATCCTGCTCGTGCTGCCGCCGTGCTGCGCACCCAGATCACCGCCCTGCGTGAAAAGGGCGATTTCGTGCGTGCCGATGCGTTGGAAAAGCGCCTCACCAATCCCGCCAAGTGGGAAGCCGAGCAAAAAGCCTTCCGCCAGACCGCCAGCCCTGAAGTCCTCGCCCAGACCGTCCAGGCAGGCCAGGCCGACATCACCCAGCAGTGGCAGGCCACCGAGCAGAGCCATGCCGTGCTCAATGCCCAGCGCCAGACCTACTACGACCGCATCGACCGCGCACAGGCCCGCAACCAGGCCCTGCTCGACCAGCCCCACAGCGACGCCGATGTCGCCACCTTCCGCAACGACACAACCGGCGAAGAAACCCGCTGGCACAAAGCCGCCGTCGGTGACTACACCAGCGCCATCCAGGGCTACCAGACCTGGACCCAGGCCAATCAGGAAAAGATCGACCTGCTGAACCTCAACCAGCAGCAGCTTCAAATCGAAGCCAAGAACCTCGACAAGCACGCCAACCAACTCCGCTACCTCGGCAGAGAGCAGCAGCGTGAAAAGGACGGTGAACGCAGCACGCAGCTTGAGAAAATGCGCCAGATCCCCGGCATGGCTGAGTTCGCCGACGAGCTCGAGCAGCAAGACGCCGAGTTCAAGCAACGCGCCAAGGACATCGAGCGCAAGTATGCACCGCCACCGAGCGCCGACGCCACAGAGGCCACCGTGCCGGAGTCGCCCACAGGCACCGAGGAACGCACCTACCTGCGCACCCTGCAAAAGGACAGCGCCACCCGTGCGCTCCAGCAAGCCGCCCAAGACAGAGCCAGTGCCATGCAGGAGCGCATGCAGGCCAAAGCGGAAAACATCAGCACGCTTTACACCGACTGGGCCAAGGACCTCAACGTCACCGACTGGCAGAAGGACCAAGACTTCACCCCACGACTCCAGCAGGAAGCCAAGGACCGCGGACTCACCGAGTCAGAAGCCCGCAAGTTCCTCAACGACAGCCGCATGAACGACTGGGACCGCCCCCTGGTCGGACCACTCAGCAAAGGTGACAACACTGGCCGCGACGTGGGAGCGTCCATCGCCCACGCCTTCGACCAATTCATCACTGGCGAAACGGTCGATGAACCCAGCCGCCAACTCACGGATGGCACCCTGCGCATCAACCCAGTGCTGCATCTGGACCCGAAAGCCTACCAGCAGGCCGTCAATGCCTCAACAGCCAGCCCAGAGGCCAAGAAACTCGCGCAGCAGCAGTTTGCCAAGCTCCACGAGATCGCCGGCATTCAAGCCGTCAACGACCTTGAAAACGAAGCCGCCATTCCCGGCCTGCCTGACTTCAACAACTGGCGTGCCGCCAAGCTGCAAAACAGTCCCGAGTTCGCTCGCAAGACCCTCGGCACCCAAGCCACGGAATTCCTCGCCGAGATGCGAACTCGTGGCGACGTCGCTCAGTATGCCGACCTCATCACCCGCAAGGTCGCAGGTGGCCTCGCGCAGGTCGCTGGCATGGTCAATGGCATCACCGCTCTGGTCACTGGCCCCGTGCCCATCGCCGGCGAATGGTTTGCTCAAGCCGCTGGGGATTCGCTCAAACTCGCCGATATGATGTCCGGGCAGGTCGCCAATAAAGGCGGTGCCGATACCGTAACGATGCGCAGCACCGGCCTGCTCGGCGAACTCCTGCCTCAGCTTTTACCGATGATGGTCGGCGGTGGACTGCTCAACGCCACGGGTAAAGTCGCCCCTATGCTTGCCGCTGCCATCATGGGCGGTATGCAGACAGGCGGACTCCAGCAGGCCAGTGTCTATCAGAACCTCCGTGCCAAGCTCAACCCCGCCACCGGCCTGCCCTACACCCACATCGAGGCTTGGGCACAAGCCGCCCCTGGTGCCATTGCCTCCGGTATCGTCACGGGTTTCCTGACCGCCCTCGGTGGCAAGACCGGTGGTGAAGCCGCCCTCACCGGACTCATGACCCAAGCCGGCCGCAACGCCGCCCGCAAAGCCCTGCGCGACAGCTACAAGAACGTCTGGGCTACCATGAAGACCATCACCGGTCATGGACTCGGTGAATACGCCGAAGAATCGCCCGACGAACTGTTCTCGCAGATCAGTGAGGAAATCAGCACCAACGGTCGCTCGGCCAATGTTGGTCGCGCCATCGAAGGCTGGATCAAAATGCAGCCCGAACTCATGCTGGCCGTCACTGCCATGGGCGCTGGCGCTGGCACCGTCGGTGATCTCGCCAATCGGAAGTCCAACAACGCCGCCCTCCTCGCCGAAGACCTCGCCGCTGCCGACGCGGAAATCCGCAACTACACCGACGGCACCGTGGACAGCGCCGAGAACGATCACCGCCGCAACCGCGCTGCCTTGGCCCAGGCCATCGCCCGTGGTGTCGGACTCGACGGCATTGAAGAAGTCATCCTCAACAGCGCAGGCTGGACCCGCAAAGATGCCAGCGGCATCACCCGTGCTGATGGCACTCTGACCAAGCTCAAAGACTACAGCGGACCCAATGTCCTCGACGTGGATAGCAGTGGCCAGGTCAAGCTCGACAAGACCTACGTCCAGAAGCTCGGCACCGCCATGCCCACCGTCGCCGGCCTCGTCGGCAGTAAGCAGACCGCCTGGCACAAACCCGGTCAGATCGAAACGGCTCCCGTTCCCGCCCCCCTTTCCCCATCCTCTGCCTCACCTGCATCTAGCGCCAAGCCCTCCTCGGGGGAGGTAGGGCCGCGCGCCCCCGCAGGCACCCCGCAGACCCGTGGATCAACCGCCCAAGGTGCGGCTGCAGTGACGGCCCAGGCCACAGCAGGGAAACCCCAGGTAGCAGCGCCAGCGGTATCTGGCGCTGCTGCCGCCCCCACCGTCAAGCCAGACAGCAAAGAAGCCCTGCTCTCTGGCTTCCCCGACATCAAAGACCCCGCCGACCCACGAGTGCAGCGCGCTTGGGAGATCGCCAACCACCTCGAAATGGCAGGCCTCGACCGTGCCAGCGCCAACCTCATCGCCACCAGCGAGATCCGCGCCCGTGGCGTGAATGGCAAATCGGTCAACGACCAGGTCACCAGCGTGCCCTTCAACGACATGCTGAACGACCTCGGTATGACCGGCGACCGCACCACCCGCGAAGGCAGCGCCCCGCTCGCCCTCACCCGCGCCCCAAAGCCGCCGAAAGTTAGCCAGCCCACGGCTAGCTCAAAACCGGCCAGCCAAACCAAACCTAACCAAGTCAGCACGAAAACCGGCTGGGATGCCCAATGGGAACTAGCGCAACGGGCAAAGCAGCAAGGCGTAGACCTGTCCAGTTTCACCCGCGAACAATATGCGGACTACGCCATCCAAGAAGGCCTGCGAATTGATGACAGCCAGCTTAGAATGGCAACGCACCTTCGCAATGCCACCTCCATGGCAGAATATCAGGCGCTGAGAGCAACAAATAAACCGACCACCGATGAGCAAGTCCAGGCAGATCAAGATTTTAGCATCTTCGCCCAAGAGCAAATAGCCTTGGCTGAAGAAAAGAACGCAGGCACCCAAACGGGCGAAGTTAGCCCTGGAGTCTTCGTTAGAAGCGGCACGCGGACATCAAATTCGTGGCTTTTTTGGATGATCAATAAAGGTGCCGGCAACGCCCACCAAGGCGCGACACACAAGGCATACCTTGGCTTTAGCGATATTTACAAGTCATTGACGCCAGCACGCATGAAGGCATTCATGGTGGCACTGCAAAAAGCGGGCTACAACGGCGACATCAAGTCCGTTCAAGACTTGGCATCGCAGTCTGCCATCTCTGACCAAATCGTCATGCATGGCGCATCCAAAGCGGACGCTGAACTGGCATTGAAGGTGGGCAAATCCTTCTTTGCCTCAGAGTTAAACTTCACCGACACAGGCATTGATCAAGATGGTAAATCACACAGCCAGGTGCTCGCCGAGAGGATAGCTGGGCAGCCCAAGGCCAGCCAAACTCCGGCTAGCCAGCCCGTGGCTAAACCTGCCAAAAAGCCGGACCCCGTCGCCCCGAACAACCCTGCCTACCCCGCCCTCCGCGCCAAACTCGCCGCCAAGGAAATCAGCACCATCGACGTCGTCCGCGAGGTCATGCGACTCAGTGGCAAGCACGACACCGGAGATCTCCAAGACATCCTGACCGATCACCTCGGCATGAAGAAGGTCAGCGCCGCTGCTGCCGTGGAAACCCTGCGCGCCAAAGGTGAACTCACCGGCGACAAGAACGACACCATCAGCCTCGCGGCAGGCAAGAAAGCCTCCGACCGCCAGTCCACGCCAGCCACGAAAGGCTACACCGCGTCCAAGGAATTCGTCCCTGCCACCCAAGGTGCCCTCGCCGAGAACCCCGAATGGGCGCGCTCGAAGCTGTCCATGCTGGCCCGCACGCCACCGGCACGCCGCCGCTGGGCTTACCGCTTCTTAAATCACCTCGAGAACACCATCAGCCAGCGCGGCGGCATGTATGACGCCTTCATGGTTGGCGGCATGGCTCAACAATACCTCGGGAAAAATAAGATCGGAGTGGTTGAAGTGGGAGACAAAGTCGTGCTCGCCATCAATCTCGACCGCATGCTGGCCGACTTCTCCTACCTCGGAGATCCACGCGCAGCCGCCATTGGAACCATCATGGAAGAAGACATCCATGCTGCCCAAAAGCGACTGGAACAGTCCCGTCCAGAAAAGTGGAACAAAGCCAGTCTCGCCCAGCAATGGCTCGACTACCCAGAGGCTCTAAAAAAGACCATCTGGGAGGCCTACCGGAACGTCGTTGCCTCGAATGGCGGAACAATGCCAACGGCACTTGACGGTGATCCATCTGCTAAAAAAGCGATGGAAGAACTCCTGCAAAGCCTCGGACGGACCATGCCCTCCAAATGGAGCGCTTCAGCAGCTTATCACATGCAGTCGGAGTTCCTGCGCATGCTCGTGCAAGGCAGCATCGACCCCAAAAGCATCACCGAAACCATCGATGCCGATCCAACCCTCATTCAGCGGATCAAAGACCTCTTGGCCGATCTTTACGACACCCTGCGCAGCCTGATCAAAGGCTTACCCGTGTCCCAGGCTGTCACCCTCGACCAGCAGGTCACTGAACTCAAAACCGCGCTCGAGCAGCTCGGCAAACCGTCCAGCGCCGAAGCCCTGCGCACGAAGCAGTTCCTGCGCGACCCGTCTGCAGTCGCCATGCAGGCACTCAAGAACGGCACCGTGTTCGACCACCTCGCCACCCAGGACGCCCTGTTCACACCCCAAGGCCTCGCCCGAGTCTGGAACCTGCTCACGCCGGAGATGCGCGCCCAGGTCGAGCGACTGAAGAAGACATCCGCACCCTGGCTGTCCAAGAAGCGCAGCGACAAAGCCTCTCTCACCCGCGACCTCCTGACCTTCCTGCTCGATCCACGCGCTGCCGAAGCCCTCGCCCAGTCCAACCTCACCGCCTCCAGCGCCAACACCGCCAGCACCAGCATGGTGCGCCGTGCCCTAAAAAGCATGAGCGACTACTTCCGCAGCAATCGCCCCGACTTCGCCCAGACCCTCGCCAGTCTCGACCTGCCCACCGCCCAAGTGCTCCAGCAGATGCAGGCCCTGCTGGTCAACGCCCGCGCCCAGTTTGAAGCTGCTGCCGCTGTCCAAAAACTCCCCACCCTCGGCATTGCTGAACCCCAGGCTGGCGATGATGACGAACTCACCGGACCACCGTCGCCCGCCCAAGAAAGCGCCCGCGCCATGCTCAAAGCCTGGATGCAGGAAGCCCAGCAAAAGGCCTTCCTCGACCAAGCCGTGCAGGTCGCCGACCAGATGATGCCAGGCGTCGGCGATGCCCTCCAACAGCGCGCCATTGCCCGTCAGATGGCAGGCCAGACCTGGGAAGCCCTCAAAGCCCGCATGGAAGCGGTCGCCTCTGGCCAACCACCGTCAACCACCGTCAACAATCGGCAACGCGCAGCCTCAACTCTGGCCCTGCCTTACCAGCCCGCCCAGCGCAGCGCCCAGGCCATCGAGGAAGCCCTCACCGACCGCGACAACGCCGCCCAGCAGAACAGCAGCCCCGCTGCGCGCGATGCCATCGCCCGTCGTCTCATGCAGGAAATGTGGGCCGCAGCCATCCTGTCCACCGCAGCCAATGCCGAGCGCCGTTACTACCTGAACCAGCGCGAACTCACACCCGAGCAGATCCGCCAGATCGACGCCATGCAGAAGGTGTCCAACGGCGATCTCCGTCTTGCCAACCCCTACGACCAGCGCGAGATCAGCACCGCCACCGAGTCCGGCGCCCCCGTCCGCATGATGGGAGTCACCCGCGAAAACGACCTCAAAGCCCTCGGTATCCGCATCGGCAGCGATGGCACCGCCTATGCTGCCGCGAACGCCCCTGTGTACATCGAAGGCGGCACGATCATCATCAAGCAGAGCGCTCTCGACGACCTATCCCAGACCCTGCCGATCACCCGCCAGCAGTTCCGCCTCAGCGAGGACCAGCAGCGTGCCCGCGTCGGTCTCACGGGTGCCCCACAGCCCATCACGGCAGACGCCGTGGCCCAAGCCCGTGCCGAGCAGCAGAAGGAAGAGGACGACTACAAAGCCCGCCTGCGCCTGCGCCAGCTCGAACGCGAAGACGCTGCCAGCGAAGATAGCACCACCACTGAACCGCTCATCGACCCCGAAGCCGATCCAGCCACTGGCAGGCTGCCCATCGGTAGCCAGGGTGACATCATCAGCTACCTCGGCCCAGGCGGTGAAATCAGCCTCACTTGGCCTGGAGAAAAGGCCAGTGGCGAATGGGACTGGTTCCTTGAACTCATCAAAGAATACTACGACACCGACAGCACCAAGACCCGCCGCAAACGCCAAAACATCACCCGCGACGCCGAAGGCAATGTCATCGACATCAAGACGGTCAGCGTCGGCCACAGCAGCAAACTTGGCACCACCAACAAGGCCAAGAAGATGGCGCGCGAAGGCGATCTATCCACGCCGGCATCCATCGTTGAATACCTCATTCTCAAAGGCGTCATCACTCCGCACATCCCGACCAAAGACGGCGAACCGCGCAATCTCACCCTGGGTGGCAAGTCCAACATCGACGAAGCTGAATCCCACGCTGAAGCCGCCAACTACGACATCACCAGTGGACTCGGCAACGCCGTGCTCGAAGCCATCTCCGGACGCGAAGCTGCCCGCAACAACCGCCAGAACGACCCAGCACGCGCCGCCGAGATGCAGACCCTGCGCTTCGAGCGCGACACCCGCAATGGACCTGCCGCCGTGGCTGTCCACGAACTCGCCCCGCTCTCTAATGAAGGCCCGACCGAGATCACGCTGAAAACTCGAGAAGGCGACCTCGTGCCCGTGGAAGTCATCAGCTACGACTGGCGTCCCGTCGATCCCGACAGCACCGAAGCCGACGACTTCCTCGACGGCCACCCCGCTTGGCGTGAGACGCAGGACGGACCCGAGCGCATGGTCATCACCGTCAAAAACGGCACTTACTACGGCCAGCAGCAGATCCTGGGCGACGCCATCCTCCGAGTCCACGACACCGGCAACACCGGCCTCGGCGTCGATCTCGGTGACGGAACAGGCGACTTCGTGACCGACGAAGACACTGAAACCCCCGTGGAAACCACGGAAACCACTGACGAGAACCCCGACAACGGTGACGGAACAGGCGTCGTCAGCCCCGACGAAGATACCGACAGCAACGAAGCCATCGGCGTCTCCACCAACCCCGCCCTCGCCGACGAGATCGAGGCCGAACTGCGCAAAGCCGGACTGCTGGCATCCTCCGACCGCCGCCAACCCCTCCAGCGCATCAGCAAAGCCGAACGTGAAGCTATCCACGAGGCCTACTTGACCGAAGCCGAACTGATCGAAGGCCTTGCTAAAAGTGACCCCCGCGCCAGCCACAAGGTCATCCACTACTGGAACTCCCACGGCTTCACCGAGATTGCCAACGGCGACTACCCAGAGATCACGCGCGCCTTCATCGACGCCGTCCAGCGCATCCCGACCACAGCGCTACCAGGGCAGACCATCTACCGCTACCAAGGCTACCCCACCCCCGAAGACCGCGACGCCTACCTCCAGAACTACCAGAAAGGCGAAGTGATCACCATCGCCCGACCCGTCAACGCCTTCACCAACTGGCCGACCATGGGCAAGGAACTCGCCGAGAGTTTCGGGGGAGATCACCAGATCGAGTTTGTCATCGAATCCCCAAAGGCTGTCCGCGACTTGGCGTCCATCTTCGAAGACAAACGCCCTGGCGATGAAGTACTCTACCCACAAGGCAGTCAGTTCACCATCAAAAGCATCTCCCGCCCACAAGCAGGAACCAACTGGCTTGGCAAACCCTCTGAAGGATCACAAGTCACCGTCACCCTCCATGAAGCCGCCATCCCGCGCCTCTCCAACGCCCTCTTCGCTTCCGACCGCCAACTCGCGGACAAATACCGCCAGCCCGATGGTTCCTACCATTTCCCACGGCTCCTGCGTGGCATCGGCTCAAGTCCAAACGACGCCGGAGTGGCAGGCAAAGGCCCTTACTACACGCTGAAAGAACACGTGGCCAAGATGTATGCGGGCAGCACCGGCAAGGTCATCACGGACGCCGTGACCCTGAAACGGCCCCTCATCGCCACCTACCCCACGCTCACCAAACTGCAGACGAAGCTGTATGGTCGCATGCTCACGGGCTTCGAGCCGGAACTCTCCGCCAAATTCGACACCTGGATGCGTGAGCGTGGCTACGACGGTGCCATCCTCTTTGAGCCAGAAGAACCCGGCCAACCTGCCGAAGTCGTCAAACTGGCCCCCAGCAGCACCCCGCAGATGCGCGAATCCGTCAGCGCCGGCCAAGCGCTGTTCTCTGCCAACCGCCTGCGCGACATTGCCGGCGATGAAGCCGATGCCGCCTACGCCGCCGGCGTCCGCAAGTACTTCGGTTATCTGACCCGCATGCTGGCACTCGTGAACAAGCCCAAGGTGTTCGAGTCCTTCAAGCCCTACATGCACGGCGCATGGACCACCATCGCCAACCAATACGGCCTTCCCGAGATCACCCGCGCCAGCGCCGAGGCTGACTACTTCCGCCTCGCCAATCAGAAATCCCCAGCACCGGGGGGGATTTCTCAACAACGCCCCCAGAGTCCGACTCCACGTCCAACCCTGCCAACTGTCAGCCCCGCCGAAAAAGCCGATCTCGAGTGGGAAATGGGCCTGAGCGACAACGCTACCCCCAACCCCTACGAGGTGCCCCCAGGACGCCGTGTGGTGCCCCGTGACGAAGCCACCGAAGCTCCTCCCGCACCCGTGGCCGATGAACAGCAGGCCGAGATCGACGCCGCCCTCGCAGACCCCGATGCCCCGAAGGTCGCCGAACTCGGCTTCGAGGTCGAAGCCAACACCAAGGACAAAAAGAAAAGGGAAAACATCGCTAAGCTCAAAGAGATCATTGATATCCTCAAGGCGCGCCCAGGCGTGCCGAAGAACCGCGAACGCATCGCCAAGCTCGAGCAGCGCCTGGAACAAGCCGTTGAGGACCTCATCCAAGCCCGTGGTGCCACGCTCGAGCAGCGCCAGCAGGCCATCAACGAGGTCTATGGACCCCTCGCACCTAGCGTCAGTCTGCGCAACACCACCACCAGCTCAGGCAGCGTGGTGCCCCATATCATGCGCGGTCGCGCCCTCATGGTGGACCTCGCTGGCGTGCCTCACGTCGCCACCAAGCAGGTCGCCCTGACCAGCGTCGGCTCCGGCCATGCACCAGGCGTCCGCTTCCTGCCCCTGGCTGGCGACAAATCAAACTGGACCGGCTTCATCAACGACACGATCAAGAAAGTCGCGCCGAACCTCGACGACGAGACGGACATCTACCTCGAACCCTACGGTGGCGGTCTGGTTTACCTCCAGAACCTCAGCTTCCTCCAGCGCACGACCAAGACCGTGATGATCGCGGTCAGCATGGACTACGAGCCGGAACGCCACGCCATCTACCGCGCCCTCGCCAACAATGATCAGCGCGTCATCAACGACCTGCGCCATATCCTCAAAGACCTCAAGTACGAACCCACCACCGAGGAAGGTGAAGCATTCGTCGAAAAACTCTGGGGCAAGGCCGACAAGCGATCACACACCGCTGCCTCGCAGGAAGCCTTCGAGCAACTGCCGAACCTGATCGCCCTACTCCAGAAGCCAAACGTCAAACTCATGGCGTGGAGCGATGCCGAAACCTTCCGTGCCGTGCTCGACCGTGCCACGGCTGGCAAGCGTGTCACCCTGCTGGAAGACAGCAACTACGCCGACCTGTTCGGTGAAGACACCGCGAACCAATACGCCACCCAGGACGACCACCCAGAACTGCCAGGCTTCGGCCAGGCCAAGACCGAGTTCATCGGCAAAGACCCCGCCAAACTGCTCGCCCAAAAGCTGGTCGTCTATCGCGCGGTTCTCGAGGCTGGCGGCACCATCATCGCCACCAACAACATGAACTCCACCCTGCTCGGTGGACTGCTGGCCGAGTTCGGAGATCAGGGCCACTGGTTCGGTTACGCCCACCGCACCCGCCCCGTGAAGGACGGCTGGCTGAAACACCTCGATGGGAAAGGCGTTCTTTGGTCCACTGAACGTCCTGAATATCTTGCTATCATCCGTAAATCAGGCGTTACTACCGCACCTAAATATGGAACCGAAACACCCAACGGATATGACTATCGGTCAGGCCCACGGCGGTCTGCTGAAGAAAACGATCGAGCGGCTCAACCTCGTCGAGAACCAAGTCCTCACACAGGAGGAAGCCTCGCTGCTGCTGAACTACTCCGTCAACAAATCGCAGACCTGGCAGGTGCAGGATCTGCTGGAACGAGTGAGTCGAGTAGCGAGCCAGAAACGCCGGGAAAATCTACGAGCAAAACTGGCAGCACAACCGTCGCCAAGTCCAGTCTAGCGACCACCGCCGAACCACTCCCACCCGGAGCCAAAGCCAGCCCGCTCGACAGCGCGAAGTGGGATGCCGAGCAGCGTGAACAACGCCGCATGGCTGAGCAGTTCGACAACCCCGAAGACAGCTTCGAGGATGACCTCGGCAGCGCCGCCGATGAAGCACTGGGCAACGACTTCGACGAAGACGGCACACCCCTCGCCAGCGCCCCACGTCGTGCTTACGAGAGCATGACCTTCGACCCGCCCTTCGCGGCACCGTTCGGTCAGATCCTCAGCTACCACTGGATGAGCAAGTCGGTCGGTGGCATGGAAAGCCAGCGCACCTCCGACTGGTCGCAGGCCCGCACCAACGCCGTCACCGGACGCGGCATCGTCCACCACTTCAAGGTGCAGAAGCCCGACGGCACGCACACCGTCAGCCTGGAAACTGCCCTCGGCCAACTGTCCGACCCTCAGCGCCAACGACTCCAGGGCCTCATCCGCGCCGAGCAGACCCGCCGTGCCGACCAGGCCAGCGGTCAGATGGCACTGTTCGCCTCCGGTCGCACACCCATCCTGTCAGCCTCCCGAGACGTCGCTGGACTGCGCACTGCTAAAGATGCGTGGACCGCCGCGAACTATGCCGAAGATCAGGCCGAGCGCATCGTGGACCAGTTCTACAAGCCTGCCGCTTTCTCGTCGATCCCGCCCAATGCCGTGCTTGTGCCCATGCCCAGCACCAGCGGTCACAACATCCTGCCACACCTGCTCGCCCAGCGCATCGCCCAGCAGCAGGGAGCCACCTTCGCCACAGGCCAGATCGGACGTGCCACAGCCCGCACCGAAGCCAAAAAGAAGACCACCTTCTGGGCCAAGATGGAAGACCCCGTGGACTACCAACCAGGCCCCGAGTTCAACCGTCTGCACCAAGCCACCGGCCCCATCTACCTGGTCGAGGATGTCCACAACACAGGCGAAAGCTGGATGGCAATGCGCCGCCTGCTTGAGGCTCACGACATCCCTGTCGCCGGCGTCGCCACCCTGACCGCCACCGAGCTGCGTGTTACCAGCCCGCGCGACATCGAGCGCCTAAGCGAAAAGGTCGCTCAGCTCACCAACACCCCACTTGATAAAACCACGGATCTGCTGCATGGTCTCTTCCATGACAGCTACAAGCAATGGTTCAACAAAGCCGAGCGCTCTGCCACAGGCGATATACGCCAAGCCAGCCGCCTTCTCGACGCTGCCAGAGCACATGCAAAAGCGCGAGCGACTGAATACCGTCCTGAACGCCAAGATGGTCAAACGGTGCCAGCAACAGGGAATCAAGACCCTCTAGCCTCGGCACCACGCCTTGCAGAAACCGCGCTTCAAAGCTACCTAGACACCCCCGATGTCAACGTCCCCCCAGCCAAGCAACCCGCCGCCAAACGTGCCGTCCGTGCCGCTGGTCGAGTCGCCACCGCTGCCTATCCACTACCCGATGCCGGAGGAGATGCTGGGAAGCGGAGCCGATTGGATGGACTCAGAGAACGTGCTCAACGGTCCTGGAGAGGGCTAATCGAAGGCAACACCGCTGAGATCGCTGCCACCTTCCAAGAGAAGGACACGTTCAGCACTCTGCTGCACGACTTTATCAATCGGGACATCCCGACATTCGATATTCGCGGAGCCGTGATCACTCGGCCAGCCGACTTTGCTGCCTTCAATCTGGCCGTCCGCACGCCCTACTTCGAGACGCTGAAAATCGCCATCGTGGACCCATCCATGCAGGTCATCCACAGCCAGATCGTTTCCGTCGGTGCCCTCAATCAAGCCATCGCTATTCCAAGCAGTGTCGCTGGCATCATCGCCAGCGCGCGCTTGGCCAATCCCCAGGCTAAACTGGCAGGTTGGATCATCGCCCATAACCATCCCTCTGGTAATCCCACCCCGAGCGATGCTGACCGCCGCATAACCAGGAGTTTCACCGCCATGGGCGATGTGCTAGGACTCCCGCTGCTCGATCACGTCATCACCAATGGCGAACGCTATTTCAGCTTCAAGGAAGCCGGGATGGACATCTCCAGCGATGGCATCACACGGGACATTGATCTGCGCGGCAGCACCAATGGCAAACCCAAACTGCCCGTATTACCAACACCCCCACGTCCTGACTTTGGCAACCTGGCCGACTGGGAAGCCATCGCTAGTGGCAATACCTTCACCGTTGACCAGCCCAACAAAGCCGATAGCTACTTGCGCACCCTGCGCACCGCCGACCCAGATCATATTCACGTTCTATATCTTGACACCCGACTGGCACTGCGAGGCGTCGAACGCCTGCCTACGGACCTGACCACAGCGCAGACCTTCCAACGCATCGCGCTCGGTGCCGCCCGTGAAGGTGCCCATGCATTCATGCTGGGACTGCCATCGCTCACGCCGACCGAGAACAGCGTGCAAGCGCGCGCAGACACCGCCCACCTACCCTCTGATACGCAGCGCAGGTTTGTGCGAGCCATCAAAGAACGCGCCCACGCTCTCGGACTCCAGTTTGCGGACGCCATGACCCAAAGTCCAAACCACTTCTTCAGCTTCGCAGAACGTGGCCTGATGGAAGAACCCGCAACCTATGGCCTCGCCTCCTCCGACAAATCGCTTCCTTCCGTTGGCAATACCCTCAATCTGCGCTATGTTACCCCTGATGGACAAGACCCCGAAAACACCCGCTCCAAACGCCAAGCCAGCAACCCGCTTGACTCGGCAGGAAGCGTTCGATCAGGCCGTCCGCAACGGCTCCCCTCTTCGCCCCCGGAGATGCTTGCTTGGGCGCAAGAAAACGGCTGGCTGATCGATTCCGACGACTTGGTCGCACGAGTCGGACTCGGCAATGAAATGCCCGGAGGCGACGAACACGACGTCTGGTATGACGAACTCACCCAGCGCGCCATCAAGCTGACTCTGGACACCTCTTTCGTCCAAGGAAGCCCCAACGCCTACCTTGGCAACCTCCAGCGCCAGAACGAACTGTTCGACACTGGCTTTGCCTTCGAAGGCGTGGTCGATGACGAAGGCACCCCACGCTTCGTCATCTCCCAGCCCTGGATCATCGGCTCCGTGGCCAGCCAGAGCGCCAAAGACGCCTACTTTGCCGAGCGTGGCTTTGACAAAGCCAGCGACGACATCTACTACTCCAGCAGCCGCGACCTGCTCGTCACCGACGCCCGTGACCCCAACGTCCTCCAGCGTCCCGATGGCAGCGTCCAGCCCATCGACCTCCAGATCAAGACAGTCTCACCACGCCAAGCCGAGCGCTACGAAACCATGGTCGCCGCACAGCAGAAAGGCTTGGCCAGCAGCGACCGCAACCAACCCTACACCGCCGCCATCGAAAAGGCAGGCATCCGCCCCGCCATCAGCGTCAACGGCAAGCCCTACACCGGCACCCCTGGCATGTGGCACCCGGAAATCCTCGCCCACTACGTCTGGAAGAACATCTATACCCCGCAGCAACGCCGCGATGACCCTTACCAAGTCAAAGCCGGGAAATTTGCATTGGAAGAGTGGATGGATAGTCGCGGCAGTGGCTTCGATGATTTCGGATTCCTCACCAACGAAGGCAAATTCATCGACCGCGAGGAAGCCTTCGAGTACATCACCAAACGTGGGCTCAAACTCCCCGAAGACTCCTACAGCCAACGCCACAGCAGCCTCGATAGCAGTGACCTACTCAACCTTGGAGCCTCCGACCGCAAAGGAATGACTGCCCAAGAAGCGCAGGCAGCAGGCTACACCCTTACGGCCTACCGTGGCGTCAGCAAAAAGAAGCCCTTCAACGACTCTGACACCGTCTGGGCCACCACCAACCGCGATGTCGCCGACAGCTACGCCGCCGAGGTCTTCGGCTACGAGGACCCTGACATAGTCGAACTGCGCATCAACCCCACCGGAATCCCGCGCAGCGACATGCGGAAACTCAACGATGCCCAACGCGAAGCCTTGGGAACCGATGAATCCGGCAACCCTCAGCAAGTCGGGATCTACGCCAATTCGGACGACTCACCCCTCGGTAGTAGCTACCCACAGACCGCCCTGCACGTCCCGAAAACCGCCGCCCTCGTCAAAAAGGCCGACGGCCTGTATCATCCGCTCTCCCCTCTTCCAGCTAGTGCCTCCGACCGCACACCCACCGCATCCTCACGCCGCCTGGAAACCGAGATGGACTGGGACATGCTGCGCGAGGACATGGACGGAGAAGCCGATCTCATCGGTGGAGCAGGTGGTCGGGCAGGTCGCCAAAGCTATGAACTCCAAGACGCCATCGCTTTATTCGTTGACTACGCTCGCACCAAGGCAACGCAAACGCTCGAGCAATCCCTCAAGCAGTTTGACGGTCCTCGCAAATCGCAACTGCGCTTGGTGCTAAAGGCCATCCGAGACGAAGATTCCAAGAAATCCCCACTCCCCGCCGCAGACCGCATCCTCGCCGCTGCCGCCAAGACCAACACCAACCCGTCCAAGGCACAGATCGATGCCGAGAACTACGAAACCGGCAAGGTCACCGTCCACGGCCTGCGCCTGAGCATCGAGAACCCCGCTGGCAGCGTGCGCAAAGGCACCGATGCCAATGGCAAAGCCTGGGAAGTCACCATGCCGCACCACTACGGACGCATCCTCGGCACCACCGGAGCGGACAAGGATCACGTCGATTTCTTCCTCGGCCCCGATCCGACCAGCCCCATGGCCTTCGTCATCAACCAGAAGAAACCCGGCAACGGCCACTTCGACGAGCACAAGGTCATGCTCGGCTTCACCAACCCAGGCACCGCCGCCCGTGGCTACCTCGACAGCTACAGCCCCGGCTGGCGTGGATACAGCAGCATCGTCCCCATGACGATCCCCCAGTTCAAGCACTGGCTGGACACCGGCAAAATGGGCGAGGCTGTGATCAAGGCACCCGTGGTATCAATTGATACCGCCAAGCCCAATCCGACTCGCTCAGCGACTCGCCCAGCGACCACCCACACCCTGCCGGACGGCTACCAACTCACCGGCCCAGGCCTGCACCTGCTGCCAGCCTCGGTGCGCGCCTACCACGGCACGCCGCACGATGTGGACAAATTCAGCCTCGCCAAGATCGGCACAGGCGAAGGTGCCCAGGTTTACGGCTGGGGCCTGTATTTTGCGAGTTCAAAAGTAGTGGCTGACGACTATGCCAAAAAGCTCGGGGCTAAAGCGTGGAGGCTGGTGGCAGAATACCCAAGCGTCACCGCCGAGGCAGCATACAAAGCCAAAGGCACACTTGGCTATAAAGGCAACAAGCTGGACGCTAAAAGAGAAATCCAGTCAGAACTTCGCGACGGGATTATTACGCAAGCGGTGGCTGATGAGGCTCTATACTTGATCGACACGGCAGAAGGTGGAGGCGGCAACCTCTACACCGTCGAACTCCTGCCAGATGAGGCGGATTTCTTGGACTGGGATAAGCCAATCAATGGCATGCTTCAGTTCAATCTTGAATTAGCATTTGATGGAAAGTCCGTTAGCGACCCTTCCAACTTTTCCAAGTGGGACAGACTTGCGTCAGACGTGAAGGATGGAGTCACAGGCAAGGATTTGTATGACCTCCTTGTTCATTCTATGGGAGGACAGAAAAGCATCGAGGGGATGAAGGCAGCGTCCGAGTTGCTCGCATCTCTCGGCATCCCAGGCATTCGCTACCTAGACGGCAATAGCCGCTTCAAGATTGAGCAAACCAGCCACGCATGGGAAGTGCTGACCAGCACTGGCAAACTGGTCGCCAAGGAGGATACCAAAGAAGCCGCCAAAGCGGCCATGGCTCGACTGCAAACCCACAACTACGTCCTCTTCGACGACAAACTCGTCAAGATCATCGAGCGCAACGGCACTCCCATCGACACCCCAGCACTGGCAAGTAGTGATAAATCGCCGTCCGCCCACACCTTCAAAAACCCACGCCTGAAGGCATGGGCCAACGTGCCAGGGCAAGGCAATCCCGACAGCCTGCAAACCGGCTACATCTCGGGTAAGCACAGCGCCGACATCGCCCAACGTGCGAAGGAGCGTGGCGACATTGGACTCCTGATCACGCCCCTGATCCCAAGCTACGTCAACCACACGAGCAACTACCCATTCATCGCAGTGGACAACGGCGTGTTCTCCAAGGCCACCCCATTCAGCCCTGAAAACTTTAAGGCCATCGTCTCCAAACTCGCCAGCGATGCCACCCTCCGCAACAAAACGCTGTTCGTGGTCGCACCAGACGTCGTGGGAGATGCCACAGCCACCTTGCAGAAGTTCCCATCCTGGGCGCAGTGGATTCATGCGAAAGACTTGCCAGTGGCACTGGCGGCACAAGATGGCCTTGAGGACATGCTCGAGCAGATCCCATGGAAGGACGTCGACGTCCTCTTCATCGGTGGCTCGACCGAATGGAAGACCGGCGAACTAAGCATGAAGCAGCGCGCCAAATGGGCTAAACTGTTCATGGAAACGCAAAGGCACGGCATCCCCATCCACATGGGCCGAGTCAACACCAATGAGCGTATCGCCGGCGTCGCTCAGCTCGTCGGAGCATCAACCGTCGATGGCACCTTCCTGGCGTTCGGACCAGACAAGAACCTGCCCAAACTCGAGGAGATGCTGGACCGTCTCAATGTGGACGATAAAGACCTCGGTGGCCAGACCTTCCCAGAACTCGGACGCGCGCCTTCCATCCAAGAACTCTACGACCTCGCCCTGGATGAAAACATCCGAGAACCCGACCAACTCGGTGCCTACGAACCCGCCGCCAAAGAGATCAACGCTATCCGCGTCAGTCTCGGACTACCAAGCATGGATGGGCATCGTGACCAACTGGAGCTCACCCTCGCCGCTTCCCCCCGCCAGATCCTCGACGCCAATGGAGCTAAGCAGCCTCTCCCCGCAGCGCCAGACCTTGAAGACTACCAGCCTTGGGGCAAAGACAAAGCCAACCGCGACAGCGAGTGGAAGCGCTACCGCACCGACAGGGCCAAGTGGGAAGCCAAGGTCGCTGAGTTTGCCAGCAAGCAGGGCAATCTTGGCACCTTCCTCGCCCCTCTGAAAAGCTACCCCTCCGGCCAGGCTTACCACGAAGCCCGCATCATCACCCGCGTCCCTGGCGATGCCACACGCTGGCGTGCCACCATCTTCGGCCAGCAGCCGATCACCGCCACAAGCATCCCCGTCGGCGACTGGGCGAACAACGCCTGGGTCCCCGTGGCCCACAACGAGTTCGAGACAAAGGCCGAGGCCTACCAATCCACCGCGAACAGCATGCCCGAAGGTTACACCTTCAGCACCCAACCGCTATTCGCTTCCAATCGCACCACCCTCGCCGCTGCACCGCGTTTTGTGGAGCAAGTCTCACGCGCCAGCTTCAACCACCTCGACCGCAAGCTGACCGCCGCCATCGCCCGCCAGGCGAAGCGTGTGACCTCGACCGATGCCGTCACCGCTGCCACCCAAGCCGCCGCAGCTTGGTGGAACCAGGACACCCCTGGCGTCTCCACCCTGCGCAGCCTGAAGGAACTGGTGCAGCGCGAACTCATCCCGGAAACCGTGCTGCCGCGCGAGGTCATGAGCGCGATGCGCGAGATGCAGATCAAGCAAAGCATGGGCCAGCAGAAAGCCCTCGACGTGGGCCGCGCCCTCAGTGGCAAGCCGAAGTTCTCCGACCTGCACTACCCGCCGGAGTTCGTCGAGAACCCGATGCACCGTGAGCAGATGTTCACGGCCATGGAAACCGGCACGGTAGGCACCCTACCACCTGCGCTCCAGAAGATGGCCCAGCAACTGCGCCAGATGCTTGTGGATGCCGGACGCGAGGCCGTGACCCAGGGCCGCATGAACCCCGACACCTTCGAGGGCCTGCGCACCAACTTCATGCCGCGCTTCACCAAGGAGGAAGCCCAGGCCAATGCTGGCGACTTCGCCAAGCGCTTCAAACTCGGCGTGAAAGACATCCTCGCCCAGCGTTCGACCGCGTTCCACATCACCGACCAAGCCCGCAAGGACAAGACCGGCCTGCCGCAAATTGTGAGCCACTCCAAAGGCAAATGGCGCTTCGACAGCCAACAGTCCCGCGATGCCTACTACGAGGACCTGATCAACCGCCAGACCCTCGAAGGCGATCTCGCCAAGAACGACATGGCCTGGATGAACCGTGGCGATGCCCGTGCCCTGCGCGCCATCACGCCCGACATGCTGAAGGCACCGGCCACCATGACCAAGGAGCAGCGCGACGTCGTCGCCCGCGTCCAGCGCCAGTTGCGCCAGCAGTTCAAAAAGGAGTCACCCTACGAGCCTGCAGACCTGGTCAAAGACCCCGTCTATGCGGTCATGCGCTACCTCGCGCAGATGACCCACGACAACGCCACCGCGGAGTTCTTTAACATCATCGCCAGCAACGCCGACTGGACCAGCCCCACGGAAATGAAGGGATTCAAGGAGATCCCCGACAATGACCGCTTCGGTGCTCTGGCTGGCAAGTTTGTCCGCAAAGACATCGCCGATCAGGTCATGGAGCTGGCCAACACGCCCGAGATGGTGATCCAACTCTACGACACCCTCCTGCGCCTCTGGAAGACCGGCAAGACCGTGCTAAACCCAGCGACCCATGCCCGCAATGTCATCGGCAACTTGCCCTTCGCCCAGTTCGCCGGCAACAACGCGCTGAACCCCGCCAACTGGACGCACTACGGCCACGCCTTCCGCACCCTGCGTGCCGGCGGCGATGAATACCGTCACCTCTACGAATCCGGCGTTCTCGGTGCCGACTACGCCAGCACGGAACTGCGCGCCGCCCTGGAAAGCATCGTCCCCGTGGTCCAGGAGGACGACAGCAGCAACCCGCTCAAGCATTTGCTCGCCCTCGGCAATCGCGCCGCTCAATGGGGCAAAGCACACTCGCTGGCCAACGTCGCCACCCTGTCCACCGTCGGTGCCACCGCTGGCTTCATCGCCGCCGGTCCCCTCGGTGCGCTCGCTGGCGCTGCCTTGGCAGGTGCCGCCAACCCGATCTACCGTGGCGCACTCTTTGCCTACCGCATGGAGGACGATCTCTTCAAAGCCGCCGCTTTCTTCAAAGCACGCGCCATGGGCATGACCATCGACCAGGCCGCGCAGCACGTCCGCGACTGGTTCCCCTATTACGACAAGCCCACGAGCACCACGCTGAAGTTCGCCGGACGCACCACGATGCCCTTCCTGAGCTTCTTCCGTGAGTCTGCCCGTATCGGTGCCAAGGCCATGGCTGAACGCCCGCTATCGCTCGCTGTGACGCTGGCCATCCCCAGCCTGATAACCGCGCTCTCCGCCGCTGTGCTCGGACTCGATGACAAGGACAAGGAAGACATCAAATCCGCCATGAGAGGGAAGGGGGCCAAGCTGCTCGGACCCACTCCGCTCGCCGGCGTGCCGATCTTCTCGATGCTCATCCCATGGCGCACCGACTCCGGCCAGATCCAGCAGATCGACCTCAGCAGCACCCATCCCATGGCCGACTTCCTCGCCAATCGCGTGGAGAACTGGAACAACGACCCGTGGTGGCAGGCTTGGAGCCGATCGGCCTTGGCCAACCCGATGCTCGGTGCCCTCTACAGCGCCGCCACCGGACGCGACCCCTTCGGTGACCGCACGCTCTGGGACAGCAGCTACACGCCCGAAGAAAAGGCCCGCGCCATCCTTGGCCATGCCTGGAAGACCGCCGTGCCACCACTGGCCCCAGGCGGCACCAACTGGACGATGATCGAGCAAAGCACCCGTCGCCAGGCCAACAAGACGTTGGCTCTGCGCTCACCCATGCAGGCCGTCGGACGCGGCATTGGCGGCATCGATGTCCGCAGCGCCGACCCCGACATCTACGGTCTGGCCGATGCCTTCCGCAAACGCCGTGGACTGCCCGTGTCCGAAGGCAACACCGCCTACCCCACCGACGCCGCAGGCCGCGCCCGCAAAGCGTTGTTCGAGGAACTCGTGCAACCCCAGCCGAGCACCACCGCGCTGGCCAAGCACCTGCAAAACCTCAATAACCTCGGCAAGCCCATCCGCACCGTGTCCGACGTGCTCGACATCCTCGACTACCGCCGGCCCGATGGTGTCATCAACCCCAAGGAACTGCGCGCCCCCTTCCGTGCCAGCCTCGCCCCCGAAGCCCGCCGAGTCCTCGACACCGCCCTGCGTGAGTTCCAGAAAGCCCGCGCCGCCACTCCAGGTGCCTTCGCCAAAGCCCGCCAACTTACCAAACCCACGACACGAGCACCGATCGCCGACGCCCCTTGACCAACCTTTCCCAACAAAGTATCACTCCACGTCAAACCTACCCCACCATGTCCAACTCCGTCGAACTCCCCCTCTACCAATGCCACAAGCAGGTCCGCGCCGCCAAGATCACTGGCATCTGCCCGCAAAACTCGGAAACCCTGACCATCACCCTACACCTCGACGATATCCTTGGTGAAGTCGAAGTGGACAGCGAGTGGATGGACAAGCACAAGCCCCAGATCGGCAGTTACTTTGTGGTTTACAGCGACAGCTACGCTTCATGCAGCCCAGCCGAACCCTTCGAGTCTGGCTACACGCCCGCCCCGGCTACTTACCAGGACCGCGTCCGCCTCGAGCACGCCGATCTCGTGACCAAGATCACCAAACTCGAAACCTACCTCGAGAGCAACCCCGAGGCTGGCATCCTCTTCGACCAACTCGCTGCCATGCGCCTCTACCGCGACATTCTCGCCGAGCGCATCGCCGCCTTCCTAACTGAACCACTGTAAACAACCGTCAACGCGCAGCCTCAACCACCGTCAACGGCCCCCTTTCCCTCCCATGGACCCATCCCAAGCCCCCCAAGTCGTTGTTCGCCCGCAGTCCATCCGCATCGACCGCGCGAAGGAGCAGACCTTCGTGCAGGAGGCCATCCAGCTCCTGCAAAAAACCCGCGTGCAGATGGGCTGGAACGGTGTCGGCATTTATGCCCAAGGCTCGTGGCTTTGGCGCAGAGCGGTGGCCTCCCGCCGCTATGCTGACGACTTCACAGATCGACTCGCGGATGGCAATGCTAAACTGTGGCGCGTCTCCAACAAATCGCTGAACCTCATCAGCGTCACCGTGGACCAGCACAAATCGAAGCTATCCAAGGACTTCACCAGCAACGGCTTCATCGCCCTAACCCCACGCGGCACCGAGGACCAGTCCTACATCCTCAAACCCTGCGAAGACTACCTGGGCGAACGCATCCTACGCACCCGTCTGGGACGCCGCATCAAGGAGGACGGCATCGGTGGCTGTCTGGTGCGTGGTGAATCCGTCTTCAAGGCGCTACCAAACACCCGCACCCGCACTATTCAGCAGGAAGCCAGAGTCTTACTACACCCCAAACCCGACGGTAGCAGACTCGAGCCTGCACTCGATTCAAATGGTGGCCGCATCACCGAACTCGACCAGTGGATCAGCCACAGCGAGGACAAAACCACCGAGGTTCTGGTGCGTGACCCGAAGACCAGCCGACCCAAAGGCGGCACGCCGACCTACACTGAGAAGCCGATCACGGTCAGCGTCACCGTCGCCGAACCCTATGGCAGCGACATCTCCTTCCCGTTCTGGGCTGACTTCGTCGCCGATCTGGACAAGCCCGACCTCAATCAATGCACGCTGAAAGCGCACCTCTTTGAAATGAAGCCGGACGATTTGTGGGACCAATTACCCAAACACCTGCTCACTCCCGCCGCTGAGGCTTACTGGCAGCAATCTCAAGCCCCTGGCGGCAGCGATGCCATGCGCCAGCGCGCTGAGCAGTCCTTCTACCGTTGGAAACAGGGCGAAACCCCTGAAGGCAATACCGCCGAGGTCACCACCGACGCCATCAGCGACACCCGGCTTTACGCGGAGATCTGGATACGCTACGACCTCGATGGCGACCGCCACCGCGAGGACCTCTGTCTGTTGGTCGATGTCGCCGCAGCCTGGCCAATAGCCTACGACCACGCGCACGAGAGACTGCGCAGCCAGACCCGCCAGCACCCCTTTGGTGTCATCACCGAGAACCCCGAAGAGAAACGCTGGTATGGACGCGGCCACTACGCCAAGTTCAACGACTTGGCCGAAGAGGTCGACGCCGACCTCAACCGCATCAGCATTGAGAAGGCCAAGAGCGGCAACCTCATCTTCGAGAAACGCCAGGCCACCGAGGAAGGCCGCGCTGGTCTGCCCATCGAGTTCCGCTCTCCGCGCACCTACAAGCTCACCGATCAGAACACCGCAGCCACCGCCATCTCGGTGGTGGCCGTGACACCTCTCACAGAACCCATTGAGGCCAGCATGAGCAACAACCTCACCGCTTACATGGCCCGCACCGGCGGTGTGACTCCAGGTGACACTCAAGGCGAGGAACTCGCCGCCAACACAGCCACCGGCCTGCAGATTCTCCAAGAGGTGAAGAACGAAGCGGTCGAAGCGATCCGCGAACAGATGTTCGACGGCACAACCCTGACCGACGGCCTCATCGGTCTCCTGCGCTTGTTCGCCGAGCTGGAGCTGATGAACGTCAACCCAGGCGAGGTCGTGGCTCAGTTTGGCAATGCCCGCATCGCCACTGGCCAGCAAGAACCCGTCATGGTGCCGCAGATCGATGCCGCCACCGGCCAACCCATGCTTGGACCCGATGGCCAACCTTTGCTCGTGCCCGCTACCCAGCCGGTCATGGACCCCGCCACCGGCCAGCCTGCTGCCGGACCTGATGGCCAACCGATTGAGGAACCCGTGATGCAGCCCATCACCGTGCCAACCTCCAGCACCTTTATCGCCTGGGCTTCCACCCTCACGCCCGACCGCATCCACAACATGGTCGAGCTGGTCGTCACGCGCAGCAAAAGCACGCAGATCGTCCAGACCAACGAAAACATCCAACTCATCTACGAGCGCTTCATCAAGCTCGCACAAACGTATGGTCCGGATGTCCAAGCGATCATGAAACCAAGTTTCGTTCAGATGCTCATGGCGCTTGAAGAGAAAAACCCGGACACGGTGCTCACCGAACTCCAGGAACAGGTCGCCAGCAATCCTGCCCTCCAACAGCAGCTCGGCAACACCGCTGATGACCCAAAAGCATCGGCTTCTAATGGTCCGACTCCACATCAAACCGCAACGCCCATGAGTAAACCCGCAGCGCTCGACAAGCCGGTCATCACTGGCCGACCCAAGCCCACCGGCAATCCCGTGCCTTCGCCTGAGAACCTCATCTCCGCCGGCATCTAACTACCCAACCACCGTCAACGGCGCAGCCCTAAACCTCCCCTCCCCATGACCGACCTCCCTCTCGAACTCGAAGCCGAACACCAGCAGACCCTCGCCACTGAGCACCAGGCGCTACTCAAGCTACAGCAGCAGGAGCAACTACGCCAAGACCGGCAGCGACGCCTCGACGACTCCCTGCGGTCGCTCGCTGGCAATGCCGACTTCGAGTACTGGCTCACCGTTTACCTCGCCGGAGATGTCGCCAATAAACTCGACCAACTCGCCACCTGTCCCGTCGCCGATCTGCCTCTTGCCCGCCAGCGCTGGCTCGATGCCAGATCCCAACTCGAAGACATCCAAGAAGCCGTCCGCGACGTGACCGCAAAATGAGCTTGTGAATAACCCGCCAAGATAGTATCAATACACGTCAAACCTCACGCCCTTATGATGACCCGACTCGGACTCCAATACAACGCCAACGGTGAAAAGCGGCAAGTCCTGACCGCCTTTGCCAACATCGCAGCAAGCACCACTGACGGCAGCCTGATCGCCGCCGTCACCGGCAAAACCATCGTCGTCCTGGGCGTGTTCGCCCACCTCGCCGGAGCTACCGCCACCAACACCACCCTGAACTCCAAAGGCAGTGGCGCTGGCACCGCCATCAGCAGCACCAAACAGATCGTCGCCAACGGCGGCTGGGTGCAGAGCCGTGGTTGCGACACCGACTACCTCTACAAGACCAGCCGAGGTCAGGCCCTCACCCTCACCACTGGCGCCGGCAGCACCGTCGGCATCGATGTGAGTTACATCATCGACGACTAAACCCACCATGCCACTCACTCTCACAGGTGCCGGATCAGCAGGCTCAGGAGGCGTTGTTGCCAACTGGCTCCTATCCACAGGCTTCTGGAACGACTCGGGAGCATGGGATGATACGGCAACTTGGATAGACTAATTTTTATGGCTCTCACACAACTCACCAATGGAATGTCCGGCTCCGACTGCCGAACAAATATCAACGCCAGCTTTACCGCTGTTGATGCGCTGAGTTACGCTCCGTTTAACTACGGCAACACGGGAGCAGCCACCGTCACCCTAAACGCCGCAAATGGTCTGTCGCAGAAAGCGGCAATGACAGGCGACATCACCCTCGCGGCTCCAAGCAATCCTGTTGCTGGGATGCGCCTGACGGTAGCCCTCTTAGCTAGCGGAGGCGCAAGGACAATCACCCTTGGCACCATTACCACGCCTACAGGCTTCACCTTCACCGCCAGCGTTGTCAGCGCCAAAACAAGGCTCATCGAGCTTTACTACAGCGGCACAGCTTGGTTCCTCACCTCAAATCTGGAGTTCTAATTATGGCAAACTTCTATTTTGACGACACAAACTCCAATCAAGACCCACTTGATGTGGCAAATTGGTGGGACCAACCGGGGGGAGCGGGAGGCGGTGGCACGCAATATGGCTACCTGCCATCTGCATCGGATAATTGCCAGATTGACTCAGGCAGAACCTGCTCAACTTCTGCGTTTGACTATAGCACGCTGGATGTTTTTGGAACGCTAACAACCAACGCAGGCACAGGCATAAGCATCCAAGCTGGGGGCACTCTTACGACCAACGCCAGCGGTGGCACCGTTTCGTATAACTACGGCACTCTTACGACCAACGCCAGCGGTGGCACCGTTTCGTATAACTACGGCACTCTTACGACCAACGCCAGCGGTGGCACCGTTTCGTATAACACTGCCAGCGTAATTTACAACTATGGTAACATCCCGACCAACGATGTCGGTGGCAGCGTGGGCCAAAACTATGGCAGCGTTGGGACCAATCATGGCAGCATCGGAAGCCGAATGTCTGGAGGCTCAACTGGCACCGAATACGAGAGTGCGGACATCCCCGCAGGATACACGGTAACTTCCCTCAATGCAGCGGTTACAACCAACAGTGGCACGATTGGAAGCCTTGAGACTGGATACTCTGTCTCGACTAACGCTGGCATCATTACAACAAATAATGGCAGTGTAGGCACAAACTACGGAACCATCACGAATCGAGGAGGTGGAGGTTCAACAAGCACGGAGTATCAAGCTGCGAATATTCCGGGAGGATACACGGTAGGTGCTCTTTATGTCTCAATCGCCCTCAACGAGGGCACTATTGATACCCTATCAGGCGGATACACGGTGACAAACAATAGTGGCAGTATTACCTACAATTCTGGCGTCGTCACAACCAACAATGGCGTCGTCACGAGCAACACTGGCGCTGTCACGACAAATGTTGGCAGCATTGACTACAACTATGGCACCGTCACAGACAACAGCTCTAACGTCACATACAACTCTGGCACCGTCACGCTCAATAATAACAGCGTTGCGTTTAACTCTGGCACCGTCACGACCAACAACGCCATTATTACGACCCGATCAAGCGGAGGCATAACCACAAACGAATACGAGAGTGCAGACATCCCCTATGGATACACGGTAACGTCCCTCAATGTATTAATAACGAACAATGCTGGTGTTGTCACGACCAACAACGCCACCATTGGTTACAATGGCGGAACGATTACCAACAACGCGGGGATCACTACCCTCAACGCAGGCATTATCGTGACCAATCCAAGTGGAGGACTTGTCACAAACAACCAGTACGATGGTGTAATTACCAATCAAAATGGCACACTTCGTATTGGCACCGTCACAGGTGGATCAGGCAACCTCACCGCCTACGCCGCAACCAATCTGAGTGCTCAGACCGCAGGCACAAACGTCACCTTTCCTTCCGGCAATACTAGCTGGTGGTAACTTCCCAACCCCAATCCAAAAACCCCATGATCCCTACCTCATTACCCATCACAGTCGGTGCAATCACTGCCACCGAAACCACCGTCAACCTGGTCCTTCATACTCAGCTTGGGCCAAGCGGAAACATAACCTCGGCTAACGTCAATGGTCAACGATTCGTCCGTGATGGCGATGCCACCATCCCCGTCGGTGTCGTCACCCATAAAAGTTTCCGAGATGTGTTTGCCACCGCTGAAGAGACACCAGCCATCGGTGCCGAAGTCCAAATCATCACTGAATCGCTCGCCCGCCTAGCACCCCTCATCGGACTCTGATACGGCCATGAACGTCCACGCCACACCCTATATCGGCTCCATGGTAGCGCTCATCAGCTCAGTGGCAACGCCCGCTAACATGGAGATGTCGCTCAAACTAACATCGCTCGCGGTCGGCATCCTAGCCGGCGTGCTTGGCTGCATTTCTGGTATTATTCTGATCGTCAAAAACCTCCGCAAATGACCACCAAACTACTCCTCTGGCTGTCTCTAGCCATCAAGCTCCTCTCGGTAGTATCCTTCGCTGGCTCGCTGCCTGCGCTCGCCTTACTGCCTGCCGAATACATGGCCTTCGCCACGCTCGCGTTCGGCTTGGCCTCAATCCTAAAAGACACCTGCAACCGTCTCGGCGACCTGCTCGACGACGGTCAACTCAACCAATCGTTCAAAGCTCTCGCCTTGTTCCTGCTGCCCATGTTCCTGCTTTCTGGCTGCGCTGGCGGTCTGTTTCTCGGACTCGACAAAGCAGCCTGGAACGACGTGATCAAGGACACGGCAAACGGTGCCCTCAAAGGCGCGACGCAGTCCGCCTTGCCTGCCTATGTCAAAGCCCGAAGCGCCAAGGAAGCCCGCAAGGTGACGCCATGACCATCTGCCTCGATCCAGGCCACGGCATGGCCAACCGCACACCAGGCGTCCACGACTCAGGAGCCTGCGCGGGTAGCGTCACCGAGGCCGAGATCGCCATGGACTGGGCCAATGAACTCCGACGCATCCTACTCGCTCGCAATGCCAAGGTGATCCGCACCCGCATCGATGCACTCGACCCCGCTCCCGTCGCCAAACGCGCCGCCACCGCCAAGCAATACGGCTGCGAGATCATGATCTCCATACACTGCAACGCGGCTGATGGCACGGCCCAAGGCACTGAGACGTTCTACCGTGGCAGCAAAAACCAAGCCATGGCCACAGCGCTCAACACCGCCCTGGTCAAGGTGCTCGGCACCCGCAATCGCGGCATCAAGACCGAGTCCGAGTCCCAGCACTCACGCCTGGCCGTGATGGCGTTTCAGCCGTGCTACCTCATCGAGCTCGGCTTCCTCGACCACGCGGCCGACCGCGCTAAGCTGCTCGATTCAACCCTGCGCACCCAAGCCTGCGAAGCCCTCGCCGGCGTGCTACTGGCTTAATCCACCGCGCATGGAACTCACCGAGGGCTGTCGTCTCATCCGTGACTTCGCCGCCAATTTTGCCAAGCCCTGCCGCATGCACAAGGCGCCCGCACGCCTGAACTGGGAAGGCATTTGGGTCATCGAATGCACGAAAGGCTGCTCCATCCACACGGTGGACCTTCGGCCGCACGACCTCATTGTCCGCTACCGAGCCACACCGTTCTGACAAAAACTTGTTGTCAAGTTTGACGTGGCGTCATACTATGCACCAGCCTTCCCCCCTGCCCATGTCTGACTTTCTCGACGAACTCGCTGCCATCGAAGCTCAATCCGCTTCCTCCATGTCGACCCTGCCCGCTGTGGCACCCGTCCACATGCCTGAGCCAGTTCCCGGCAGCACCACCAACGTCACTCTCGGCTTCGACGGCCAACCACTGCCTGGCAGCGCACCAGAGCCAGCCGATGGCACACTCCAGCCCTACCCGACCTACGAGCAACCAGCTCCCGTAGCACCAGATCTAGCGGTCCACATCCCCGACAAGACGCCGCGCCGCGTCTATGCCCACGAAGGCATGCTGGATGAAAACAAGCTGATGCTCGGGCTCATTGATGCCAACCCAGGTCTCAGCATGGACGCCATCTATGCCGCAGCCAACGCGCAGCTCGGCAGGCCACCGCCCCAAGCCGCCGTCGCTCCAACTACGCCCAACAGCGAACCCGTCCCGGCAACGGTGGCCGCAGAACCACAAGGTGAGCTACTGACAGTAGAAGCCACAAAGTCACGCTTGGCACAGATCAAAGGGGAACTCAAGAATCTCAGCAGCGTCGTCGATGAAGAAGAGTTTAACGCGCTTCAAAACGAACGGTCAGATCTGCTTGAAGCACTTCCGTTCATATTTCAGGCAGAAGAGGACGCAAAGCATCTGCACGCAATGCAAAAGCGGCAAGAAGCCGAAGACATCGATGCCACCATTCTTGAATCTCGCGCCGAAGCCGCCCGAGATTACCCGCAACTTTCCGCTGACCTCTGGGACAAAATCCACGATCCAAGCGTCCCACTTTCTGCAATCACCGACCCATTTGCGCAGGCTTACGCCGCACAAGCGCGTCGTGACCAGGCCACCGGTGCACCCGCGATGAATCTGCCCAACTATGAGCAGATCACCGCCGCACTGGTTGCGCAACAACTTGGCATGAGGCCAGTTGCCCGCGCATCGCAATCCGCCGCGCCAATGCAGCGCACCGCTCAGCCGACCATGCAGCATCCAGGCCACGTGCCGGTCGCTGCCATGCAGGCCATCAGCGGTCAGCAGCACACCAGCGCGGATCGCGTCACTACTCAGCCGGCGAACCCGCTCGCCAACCTCCAAGCCGAATACCAGCAGGCCACCGCCGCTGGAGATTATGAGGCCATCGAGCGTTTGAGCGGAATCATGGCATCTGGAGGCGTCCAGCCCCAGGCAGCCTACCCCGGCGGCATACTTGGTATCAGCTATTCCTAAACGAGGCCGATGGCCCGTCCAGGACACTCTGACTGAGTTCCACCCCCCGACGCGACTCCTGACCGCTTTCCTTGCGGTCTGACCCCACGCCAACCCCGCTCATGCCGCGCCTGAATTCAGGCACTCTTCGGCTGCGCACCCTCACGCCTGCAACCCAGGCACTACCCCGTCACACCCGCGCTCTGCGCACACCCACACCCACACACTTATGGCTATTCCAAACGCCCCCACCACAGCGACTATCGTCGGAACCCTGGGAGCCAACTCCCAAGAGCAAGCCTGGACCCGCAACGTCGTTGCTGGTGCCCTCAGCAAAAACCCCTACACTCGCCTCTCCGGCGGCATGATGGGCGGTAAACCCATCATGACCCATGGAGAATTCAAAAACCTCCGTGGCCAAACCGTCAACATCACCGTCGAGGCCCCCCTCGGTGGTGCTGGTGTCCAAGGCAGCGCCGCCACCCGCTCCGGGCTTGGCGAAAACATCAAGCGCTACGTGTTCTCAGTGTCCATGGGCAACCACTGGAACGGCATCAGCCAGAACAACATCACCGCTGCACAAACGGTCATGGGCCTCGGCTCCTTCGACTTGAACGTGCGCGACAAATTGAAGCCATGGTTCGCCCAAGCTCATGCTTGGATGACCCAAGCCGAACTGCGCGCCAACGCTGCCACCAATGCAGCCCGCCTGCGTCTCTGGGGTGGCGGTCGCATCAGCACCGCCCAGCTCGGTGGCGCTGATACCGCTGACCAAAACCTGTTCCGCAAAATCAGCGAAAAGCTGACTGAGAATCAGGCCATGCCGTTCGCGGTCGCCAAGAAGAACAACCAAGAGATCGAGAAGTTCATCCAGCTTGCTCCGAGCAAGGCCCTGGAAGACCTCCACGCCACTGGCGCTTGGCAGACTCTGCTCAGCCAGTCCGGAACCCGTGGCAGCGACAACTATCTGTTCACCGGCGAAATGCCCGAATGGGCCGGCAGTTGCATCGTCCCATGGCAGGTGCAAAACACCACTGCTGATGGACCACAGGGCTGCTTCTCCGCACCCGTGGCCTACCTCGGTGGCGCTATCGCCGCCGGCACAGCAGCCTTCACGGTCAAAGGTGGCGGCAACGCCACTGCGGCTGCACTGACGGACCGCCTGTTCTTCCTGTTCTTCCCAGGTGCAGAGTTCAAGATGTTTGAGCAGACCAAGATCGCCGCCACGACTTCCACGACCTACTACCTGCTCAGCCGTGACATCACGACTGGCAAGTTCGCCTTCATGTCCTACCAAGTCACGAATGGCAACACCATCACTGGCGTCAGCAAGCTCGCTTCCGCTGCCGCTGGCACCAATGTCACCACCCTCGGTTCCATCACCTTCAGCACCGGCGCTGCCCCAACCGGCACACCATGGGCTGGCAAATTGCTCGACTTCAACAGCGAGGCTCTCACGATCGGTTCACCGATCTGGCCCTGCAACGCCAAAGGCCAATGCTTTGTCGATATCGAGTCCATGGGCCAGCACGCGCTGACTCAAGGCTGGGGTGCCATCGATGGCGTCGCCATGGGTCGCCGCACCAAAAACAACGACGACGACCATCAACGCTTCCAAGAAATTGGATTCGAGGAACAGTGGGGCATCAATGGGGTTAAAGACGCCAACGGCCTCTTCAGCTCCATCCTCATGGCCACAGTCGCCTGGAATCCGGACGGCGCACCGACCGACATCCCGTCCACCTAAACCGCAATAGGTTTGACCCCACGTCAAACTTGCAGCACAATCAAGCCGGGGGTTCACAAGGCCCCCGGCTTCTTCACATCCCAAAAACCTCCCCATGTACCAACTCCGCTTCCTCATTGCTACCCCGCGCAAGATGTCCCCCCACGTTTTCTGTCACCGCGACTTCCGTGGTCAGCGCACTCAGCAAGACGACTTCCACAATGGCTTCAACACCTTCGTCTGCCCAGCCAAGGGCGACAAATCAAGCCAGGACATCATGCTCGAGCTATTCCAAAGCGCCGCCGCTCACCAGCCGAACTCACACCTGTTCCCCATCGTCGAACTGTTCGACCAAGCCTCGGGTGATCGCATCAAACTCGCCGGTAATGAAATCGTGATTCGTCCCTGCGACCTTCAAGCCGCGCAGGAAGCCATTGCATCAACAACCCCAGTCAATCCGGTCAAACAGGTCAAAGAGGAACCTCAACCACCGTCCACGGAACAGCCCTCAACCGCTCCAAGCCTCAGCGTGCTCGACCGCGTCCAGTCCGAGATCCGCACCAACGGCAAGGCCACCGCCACCAGCCTCGCCCTCGCGCTGGACATCGACGCCACCAACATCAAAGCCGCCGTCTCAGAACCCAACAGCGGACTCCAAAACAAAGGCGGCTGGATCAGCTTCATCTCCGAATAAACCACCGTCAACGGCGCCGCCCTCAACCACTGTCAACAACCGTAAACCTCCGCCGCCTTTATGCCCGCAGCCTCCAACTTCCGCGACTTCGCTATGGCCTACATCGGCGTCGCCAACGCCGCGCTAATTCCCGCCAACGCCAACGCAGCGATGCTGACCGCGCTGAACAGCACGTTGCAGAAAATCTTTGCTGGCGAGCAGAAGGCCAAGACCAGTGTGCAGGTGAGGGGACCCACGTCGATCACCATTGGCCAGGTCACCAGTGGCAGCAGCGTCATCACCTTCGCGGGATTCCAGTCGTGGATGCTCGGCTGCACCGTCGCCATCGGAGGCGATGCCCTGCAAAACCAGTTCGAACTCAGCGGAGCCAGCGTCAGTCTCAACGCACCCTACCAAGGCAGCACGCAGAGCAATGTCGGGGCCGTCGTTTACCAAGACAGCCTCAACCTGACCACTGAGGTCAAAGCGATCTACCCGCCCGCGCTGCTCAATAACCAATACTACGTCGAGCCGCTCAATTCGCGCAGCGAGCTGGAATCCAGCCGAGGTGTCTGGTTCGACAGTTACGCCACCACACCGAAGACCGCCCAGCGCCCACAGTGGATGGTGTTTGAGGACAACCTGCCTTACCTGACCACGCCCACCACGCGCATCACCTTCGACAGCCTGCCGGACACCAGCTACGTGTTCAGCTTCGACGCCGAACTCAAGGCCCCTCGCGTCACCAGCCTGACCGCTGATACCCGCAGCTACTTCATGCCTGGAGACGAGGACGAGAGCATTTTATTCCCATGGGCGCTCGCCGAGTTCATGACCTGGCCGCAGTTCCTCAACGACGGTGCCATCCGCCAATCCGTCATGCAGCAAGCCTCCGAAGCCCGCGCACGCTGGGCGACCCGCACCAAGGGTTTCACGCACACGTCCGTCAATACCTTCGACTGGTAGTCTAACCACTGCCAACCACCGTCAACGCGCAGCCTCAACAACCGTAAACGGCTCCCCACCAAGATGCCCACCATTCCCATCAAGCAGTTCGGCCCGATCCAGAGTCTCACCGAATCCACAGAAGTGGGAGTCAGCCTCACCCGCGCGACCAACATCCTGCTGCGCCCCAACAAAGGCTTTCGCGGCATCCCGCTGTACTACCGACTGTTCGGCATCGGCAATACGGTCAGCGTCCAGTCCACACTCCGCGCCCTGACCTACCTCGGCACAGCCATCGGCGACACTTCCGGTCACCGCGCAACCAACAAAACCGTGGCCATCCAGGTCGAGTGCCAGGCCAAAAACTTCCTGCTCTTTTACGACCTCACTGCGACTGCCAAACCCTGCCGTGGCTGGTTCTACCTTGGCGAGAAAGGCACGGTGCCCAGCACACTGAACCTGGACGCCGGCACCGTCACCTACACCGTGCTTGCCGTCGGTCTGGATGTGTCCGCCCGCTGGTATGGCACACGCGCCTACAGTGAGTGGCTTCTTGGCAACGGCCAAGACGAGAACGTCATCGTCCAGCTCAACCGCACCGCCACCCCCGGCATCTGGCGCAAAGCAGCCTCCAACGTCAAGCCCGCAGCGCCTCTCATTACCGCAGTGGCACCCGCCAACTCTGGCCTCACTCAAGCCTCATGGACCATCGACACTCGCCTCAAACTCATTGCCAATAGCGACAACTACCCCGGCATCTCCGGCAACGACCGTATCCGCGTCACCGTCACCCCGACCGTCGCCGCCATCACCTCGGTACTGACTGGCGCAGGCACGCCTCTCACCGATCCCTTTAACTATGCCATCACCGGTGGGGCTACTCAAGCAGGCACCGCGGCCATCGTCTATCCAGCCGCATCGGCCATCGCGACATTCATCAATGCCGACACTAAAATCCTCACCATCCTTGAGGCATTACTCACTGGCTCCGACGCCCCCATCTCCAGCACCCAAGGCCCAACCTACCTGTCAGGAGGCGCGGGAACAGGCACCTCGACAGGCTTTAGCGACCGAGTTGTCACCCTCATTGCCCGCTACTGGGACCCAGGGAACGAAGGTCTAGGCTACGAAGGCGTCAGCAGCGATGAAAGCAACACGCTCACCATCCTCGCTGACCAGAACTACGACATCCGCGTCAAAGTGACTCCCAATGCGTCTGCGGAAGGCAGCAGATTTCCTTTCATCAGGCTGTACATGAATTTCATCAATTCGGCAGGCACCGAAATCTTTTCGCTGATGAACCCAACCGACCCAATCCCCAATGTCGGAGGCGTCTCGGGCACCTTCAGAACGTCCAATAGCGGCAGCACGTTGTACACCGTCACCAATCAAGTAACGGCTCAATTCGCAGGTGGTGGCTCCAGCAACATTGTCATGAACATCACCCATTACCCCATCGGTGCCACCATTATCTGGTTCACAACTCCATTCAACTACCCGAACGCCATCACCGCTGGGACACCGTACTACGTCGTTTATTCCACGGGAGCCACGGTGCGCATCGCCACCACCCTCGGAGGCACACCGATGACCTTCCCAGACTTCCGTGATGGAGTCACTGGCTACACCCCCGTTGTCCACGGCCTCAGTGTGAACGACGTCATTGTCCCCACCAGCACCCCTGCCTCCCCTTTTGCGCTCGATGGCACCTACTACGTTGTCAGCACGCCAAGCACGACCACTCTCACCCTCTCAGCGACCACGGGAGGCACAGCCATCAGTGTCTCCGGCAGCAGTGCTGCGACTTATAGCCAGATCCGCATCGTCCAGCTCGGCACCAACAGCGAAGTCGGACAAGCCATGTCCGAGGACCAGAACCGACCCCTGCCCCACGTCCACCACGTCCTCGCCAATCAACAGACATGGCGTGCTGGCGTCACCGGCTACCAACAGCGCCTCTATGCCAGCAAGGTGGCACCCGTGGACGAACCCGTCCCTGAAGGCTGCTACACCGAGGACTTCACCAGCGTCCAAAGCACCTCCAGTGCGGCTGGCAGCGCCGAGATCACCGCCACCTACACCGACGGTCAATGGCTGCACCTGCACACCCCCGCCGGCATCCTGCTCGTCGACCCAGCCAATCCCACCAACCCAGCGCGCGAACCCCAAGTCGGCACCGGAGCCATCAACGGTGCCACCATGGTCGCCATGCCAGATCGACGCATTTTCTACGTCGGTGCCGACCTCAGCCTCGTGGCCTTCGATGCCAGCATCCAGCTCCAAGAAATCGTCGGTAACGCCACCGTGGCCAGCGCAGCCGCCACCAGCTACCTGCGAGCACGCGTGGACACCAATGCCATCGCGGCCAACAACGACCGCGCCCACGCCTTCCTCGACACCGTCGGCCAGCTTCTCTGGCTCTACCTGCCAGGCACCACCGCCATCTCAAACGACGAACTGATCGGCTTCGCCTACGACCTCATCAACGACGGCATTGTCGGCGAGTTCACCTTCCCGCGCTGCTACGCCAGCGCCATGATGGAAAAGACCCGACCCGAAATCGTCTTCGTGGACGAGGACGGCAACATGCTCTACACCGACCCCACCAACCAGCCCGATCACAGCGATAGCTACGGTGCCCAAGGAGCCTTCACACCCCAGGCCACTGGCACCGCCATCCCCGTGGCCGACAATGGCTATGGCAACGTGATCTACGACGCCGGCGCTGGCAACCTGCGCTACCTGCGCGCCTACACCGCTTACCTGGAAACCGGCTACTGGGACCTCGGCGACCCCGCCAGCCGCAAAGCCTTCATGGCCTTCTGCTGGCGCACCATCGCTGGATCACGCGCCATCATGAGCATCACGCTTGAAAGCCTGGCTGGCGACACCGCCACCTACACACTAGGCGACGTCGGCGAATACGGATGCAATCACCGCGCCCCGCTGATGATGTCCGACTCCGCCATCAAAGCCAAGATCACCATCCTGGGCGCCCAACAGAAATCATGGGCCGTCCGCGACTGTGCCTTCGACTGGAAACCCCAGACCTTCGGCAGTCTGTAAAAAGGTTTGATAGTCACGGTTTGACACCACGTCAAACCCGCGCACACTAGCGGTCACCACCTCCCCCGGTATGCCTGCTAATAAATCTAAAGTCCCCTCCGAGCACACCGAGCAAAAGCACCTGCTCACCTGGGCGAGCCTGAACATCGGCAAGCACCCCGATCTGCGACTCCTCTTCGCCATCCCCAACGGGGGCGCACGAAGCAAAGCCTGCGCTGGCAAGCTCAAAGCCGAAGGCGTCAAGCCAGGCATCCCCGACCTCTGCCTGCCGGTCGCCCGTGGCGGATTCTTCGGGCTCTACCTCGAACTAAAGCGTATCGCAGGCAGCACCACCAGCCCTGCCCAAAAACAATGGCACCGCGACCTCCTGCAAGAAGGCTACCACGTCGTGACAGCAAAGGGAATGACCGAAGCCCAGCAAGTTCTCGTCACCTACCTAACCCTAGCATCCACAGCCCGCAGCGACGTCGCGCTGCTCCTTTGCCCACCCACACCCCCTCCGGCTAAAGCCAAAGCCCCACGCAAAAACCCACGACCCACAATCCGCTGGGCCACCGATACAGTCCAGCCATGAGCGCCACCCCATCACCCACGCCCACCAAGAACGCCGCTGGCGCAGATTGGCTGGGACACTTTGTTCGTCGCGTCTTTTGCCGTCATGCGCTTGCATGGGTGCGAAATATCCACGGCGACGAGATCAACGCCACAGGCTGTCGGACTGTTTGGATCTGCGAAAAGTGCGGAAAATACATCTA